GAGGAGTGACTGAGGTATTTTTTGATCCATGGTTTTTATTTTTTAATCATCCTTCTATTAAAAAGAAAATTGACAATTATTATTTATTGAAGTGTAATTTAAAGATTAAAATTATGGTCAATGCTTCTCCTTTTTATTATGGTTGCATGTTAGCATCTTATAAACCATTGCGCGCATTTTCCAATCCAACTATTGACACAGCTGGTGATCCTTTGATTCCACGTTCACAACTTCCTAGAGTTTATGTTTATCCTTCGGTTTCTCAAGGGGGTACTATGTTGTTACCTTTTGTGTATTATAAGGAATGGCTGGACATAACTAGTTCTGTTGATGTTGGAGATATGGGACGTATGACTTTATCTATTATGGAAACTTTGCGTACTGCCAGTACCTCAACTTCACCCATTACAGTACAAGTATATGCTTGGGCTGAAGATATTCAATTGTCTGCACCTACAGTCAAATTTTCTTTACAATCTGGTAAAGTTGATGAATACGGTCAAGGTATTATTTCTAAGCCCGCTTCTGCTATTGCCCGCGCAGCCGGTCATTTAACTGAAGTTCCTGTTATAGGTCCTTTTGCAACTGCAACTCAAATAGCCGGAGGTGCTATTTCATCTATAGCAACGTTATTTGGTTATACAAATGTTCCAGTTATAGATGACGTGCATTCTGTTAGAACTCATCCTATGCCAGCTATGGCTGCGACCGACATTGGTACGAGCGTGGCGAAATTGACACTCGATTCGAAAAATGAGTTAACTGTTGATTCTTCGGTATGTGGTGCTAATTTGGGAGACGAATTGGATATTACTAATTTTATTACTCGTGAATCTTATTTAACTAAATTTACGTGGGCCACTTCAAATGTTCAGGATGATAGATTATTTAATATAGGCATTTCTCCAATGTTAAGTTTACATACTCCTGGTACTTCACAAACTATAATAAATCATACTCCTATGGCTTTGATGCAATATATTTTTGATTATTGGCGAGGTGATATAGAAATTAGATTTAAAGTAATTTGTTCGCAATACCATAGGGGTAGATTGCGCATATCTTGGGATCCTATTGGTGATATTGCTAATACCACACAATCTACTACCGAAGTTTATACTAAAATAGTTGACATATGTGAAACTACTGATTTTACTATCCGTGTTCCATATATGGCAGCTACAGCTTATTTGGCAACATCAAGAGTTTCTGCTACCAGGTTTGGATCTTCTGCCCTAACAAAAGATTCATATGAAAATGGTGTGTTAACTGTGCGTGTTTTAACTGATTTAACAGCACCAGTTACGTCAGCTGATATTTCTGTATTGGTTTTTGTAAAAGGTACTGATAATTTGGAATTTGCTTGTCCTCGTGAACACAATCTATCAAACGATTTATCCCCATTTACTGTGCAATCAGGCATGTTAACCTATGATGACGCTGGTGAGGAGATTTCTTCTATAGCAATGAAGCCTTCTACAGTATCTCCACATGTCAATTTAATATATCATGGTGAGACTGTGAAAAGTCTGCGCACATTACTTCGTCGATCTCAATATTTACGCACTATGTATATTAGTAGCGGAGTTAATGTAGCGTTTAATGTGTTAGCTAGAGAAACTCAATTTAGTAGATTTCCTATGTCTCCAGGTTTTGATCCTAATGGTATTAATACTGCTAATAGACTTACGGCAGCTGGTACCGCACCTTACAATTGGACTCAGTATACTTTATTATCCTTATTAGGATCTTGTTTTTTGGCAACTCGTGGTTCTATTATATGGTACGTCGAAGGTCAACGCGGTGATCCCAATACTGAGATTAGAGTCGGCAGACCAGGCAATACTATTAATTTATCATTATCTAATTACACGACCCCTAGCACATTAGGTGCCATTCCTGGTTCAGCCAATAGTGTTCCTCGCACCGACGCTTTATCGGGAAGTACTACAGCCGCTGGAGTTGATATTACTAAATTAGATCGTTTACCAACAACGTCTATATGTGCTCCCTATTACAGTCCTTATAAATTTAGAACTTGTGGTCATTCAACAGCAGTTTTAGGATCAGCTGTTGATTTTTCAACTGTCGATAAATTGACTTTGCGAGAGCGCACAATGCCACGCGTTAATATTTCGCAGAATGCAGAATGGGCTAATTCAACTCAATATTCTTTTTATTGTTCTGCCGGTCCTGATTTTTCATTCATTTTCTTTTTAGCTGTTCCAACCATGTATAGATATACATCGGTTCCAACAGCTCCATAATCCGT